AGCTACTACCGCAAGTGGTGGCAGCGCAACATGCAATCAAGCTCCTGGTCCTACTGCTCCAGTATCAGGCAAATAATGCGTTTCAAAATCATAAAAACAATATACGGAGGATGTAGGAATACACTATTGTGTCATTCCTCCAAAGCATTCATAGTTTAGTGGTAGAATGGCTCCCTTCCAAGGAGTCGACACGGGTTCGATTCCCGTTGGATGCATTAGTTTATTTTACAACATTTGTTGTTCTAAAATAAACTAATCCCGTTGAATATCAACATACTTTATACATCTAGCGCTGCTAGAATCCCCGATGAATATGCAAACGGCACATTTCCTGCACAACCCTTTCCATCAATATTAGAATCCCACATCATCACTCCTTTCAGATTTGTTCGAACTGCTACATCTGCTATATCAATCGCATCCTCCAATGATAACACATGATCTGCATCATCTTGACCACACATGAGCCCAACAATAATCTTATTTTTGGGAATACCCCATGTTGTCTGATAGGATGCAATGTCCCATCGAATCTGATCTGCATAAGTCGGCTGTCCAATCCATAAATCATATTCCATCGGCTGCCATGCATCAATACTCTCCATCGTCTTATTTAACAAATTCTGATACATCGGTTGGCTTATTGCTTGTCCAGGAGTTGTCAACGTCATATACAGCGAAGGATGGAGAGATCGCATCGTATTTATAATAGATGCTGCCGTTTCTGCAAAATCATTTGCAAAATCATCATCGAATGTTCTATCCTCAATATCAAAATCAACCCCATCAAATCCATATGTATGTAATACACCACTAATGTTCTCTGCCAACTCCTCAGGATGACTATAAAGATCTGATCCTGTCAATGAATTAACACCACCTATAGACAGACTAATCGTAGCACCTACTGAGTGAACCAGATTAATCACATGATTCACATCATTTTTGGTAATGGATCCAAAACCAGGAATGCATTGATTACTGATGAAATTGAAAGATGCAAATGCCAGAATCACTCGAGTATTGGATGTGAGAATGTGATGATCAATCATTCGTTGAATTTGCTCGAGAGGGTCATTGTCCCAATATGTAATATAAATAGAGAAAGACATCTGTATGATAACAGACCAAATGCTTTATATTAGATGCGTAAAGATGTCTAAAGAATAATACCATTCATTACATAATGGTTCGTACCAGTCTCCCTGAGTCTGAAACCACATGTCTCCATCCAGAAATCGAAGAAGCCATGGCACGATGGCTAACCACGCGATCCCATCCTGCCTTTCTTCTCATTGGTCCTCCTGGTGTTGGTAAAACCACCATGGTCTATCGTGTCTGTAAACAAGCTAAATTCTGGATCCAAGAGTTCAATGCCAGTCATACACGCACAGGCTCCAGTTTTCGACAGACCATTATGCCTCTCCTCATGGAAACGGGTGTAAGCAAATGGATTCATCCATCCACACCCAATGGACGAGCCGTTCTCCTCGATGAAATGGATGGACTCTCACAGGGTGAGAAAGGCGGTCTACAGGAACTCCTCGATTATTTGAAATCCAAACGATCTATTGCGCAAGACTGTCCACTGATCTTGATCTGTAATATTCTGGAAGGACGTATCATGCAGCAGCTTCTCAAGTACTGTTCTGTACATTATGTAAATATGCCTAAACGTGAGAAATTGGCAGAATATTTCAAGAAGGAGATTCCTGATTCGCTCTATTTCCTAGGAGACATTCGCAAAGTATCACAGAGTATTATTTATCAAGAGAACATCGAATATAAACCTGAAAAAGAACCCAGTATGGATCAATCCATTCATGTTGCCATTCGAGCGGCATGGTTCACTCTCTTCAAGAAATGGGACAAAAATGATGAGCTCGATCTAGAAACCAAAGATGCCAATTTAGCGGGTCTCCTCTTTCATCAAAATCTCCCTCTCTTTTTGGAGAAAGTACCATTCGAAGTCTATGAAGAAATTCTCGATTATTTACGGTGGAGTGATCGTGCGGATTTCTGGGCATTCTTCCATCAATGCTGGAATTTGCTGCCACTGTCCTATCGTCTCAAACTGAAATACCCTAATCTGTATTTACAGGAATTTGAGAAACCCTCCCATATTCCTGAGCCCGCACAGCTTCAATATACAATGGTATTGACGAAACAATCAGCGCTTTTCAATGCATGGAAAGAGATGAATCGTGTGGCAAATGAATATGATATACCTTTTAGATGTGTTACACAATGGGCAACACATCAAAGCGGTAAATTATATGATACGTTGGGAATTAAACTTGAATCTCTGAATGAAGATGAATTATCTGTAAGGGGTGCTTCCTCCCCGTCTGTTGCGCCGTGTTTATCAGCGCCTGCTTCAACTCAAAAACGCACGGTTCGTGGTAAAAAAGCAACGAAGAAATAGTGGAAATACCAATTCCACGTAATAATTCAATCTTAGAAACGAATAATACATTTGTGTTTCCTTCCTTAAAGTTCTTAATTGCTTTACGTAATGAAAATGATGTAAGTAACTCTGCATGAATTCCTGCTGCATGAATCTCTGGCCATAAATCATGATAAATTTTGTCAAGTGAAATATAAATAAGACACTTTACACCTGTTCGAATCACATCCAAACATGCCTCTTTTTTCGTTTTTAGTATATTGGATCCAAATTCAGTGAGACACTTCATGTGCGCAATATCAAGTACCTCTCTGCATGTAGGACATTTGAACTGTATAATTGTATTCTGTAAAATGCATTTTCCACAATACACATGATGGCAACACGTTACAATAGTTGGATATACACATGTATCAAAACAGATTCCACAGTCATTTTCATTTATTTTTCGCTGAATCATAACTTCTTTGTCTGGATAGGTTTGAATATAATCTGTTGCACTCATAGATTCAATACTGAGTGCCTGAAATAGATGAGGAATATTATAAGAACGTACTGATGCATTACGTGCCAATGAAATACTGGAGAGTGCCTGTAGAGTTGTTGTGGATTTACATTGAATCGTACAATGCTGTTCATTTGGAATTTCTCTACGTATATGCTGATTGGAATTACGAATAATGAGATAGCCTCTGTGAGAATGATTATAAATAGCGTATTGTTTAATATATTGGGATGGTAAAAGATAAATGTCTTCTGTCGTATTATCGAGTAACATAGCTTCCAAATCTGGATGCATTTGCTCATTTAAAAAAAGGAGTTGCGCTTTCTTAATAGGATTACGAAACAACAGATGCTGCCATTGATGCGTAATAAACCAAAGAAATTGAAATTGAAGATTTGGATCAGATGCTTTGAGTTGAATATAGAGGGGTTCATCTATACAGATGTTATTCCATGTTATATGATGACGTAGTGCAAATTCATGGACAGAACGATAACACTTGCTTGTTGTTAATATAAATGTACTGGAGAGAATTCGTTGTAAAAGATCATCTTTTAGTTTTCCACGGGTTTCAATGGAAACATAAGATATCGTTGTATGTTTTTTAATCTCATCTTCCCAATGTCCAAATAAATGTGGAGGCACAATGATAAGATTGGATGTAATAGGAGAATGGGTTTGACGTTGTGCATAAAAATAAGGCGATGAATAGGGAATGAGTTCAAAGGATGGATGTGGATCTGTATCAGATGCTAAATATCCTAAGATGGCTAGGGTTTTACCGGATCCAGACGGGTCTCCTACAATTCCTATTTTTGCTTTTAGTTCATCGGCATCCACTTGCAGCCCTTGCGTCATTCGTGTGCGATATTGATGCATACCGTGAATTAGTGTGGCTTGATGAGGATATAGCTGAGTTTTAATAGAAGGAATGGATATTGCAGTGGGTTGTAATGTATTACGATAAACCGTATGTAAGACTCGTAATGTTTCGATGTGATTTTGCATATTGTTAATCCTAATCTGTACGAGTTTAAATTGTATTACATTTCAATAATACAATTTAATGATTTCTACCAACTCTTGATTTTTGTCTGACATAATTCGTTGTATTTGAGTTTCCATTACATCTAATAATACTACAATACGATCTTCGATATCTGTTTTTTGTGTTCGTGTAATATCTGGATTGAATCGAATAAATATCCATTTTCCACTATATATCATAAATAAATCATCATATCTGATCTCTTCATCTTTTTCATCATAGTTTCGATGGCAATTTTCATCTGTTTCTACTGCAAACATTGTACCACCTATTAATTTACGATGATCTATTCGTCGTCTATGTGTACAATCACAGTTTCCAGTATAGAGAGGTTTGTCATGTACAAATCCTTGAAATGCTATATTTATTTTAGCTTTTTTTGTAATCGCATTTCTTACACGAATCTCTTTTGTATGTTCATATATAATTGTAGAACGCGGATCATCTGGAAAGATACGTTTAAAACATGTTGCACAGTATCCATCATACTTACTAGTTCCGCTTCGAGAATCTAGCCAATCAATACAATTAGGACATCTTGTACCACCACCATGTTCAACGCATTTATCTGTTGGTAAACTCGCACTTTTTGTACATCCTTGTTCCTTGCATCTTACACCTCCACCATGTGCAACACATTTATCTGTGCGTTGTGCATTTTTTTCACATCCTGGTTCATTGCATTTTACACCACCACCATGTTTTAAACATTTATTAGTTTTACCATTAGTCCCATAAACAGCCCCATTTTCACATCCTGGTTCATTGCATCTTACACCACCGCCATGTTTAACGCATTTATTTGTATTACCAGCAGTTGCATTTTCACATTCTGTTTCATTGCATCTTACACCACCACCATGTTTAACGCATTTATTTGTATTACCAGCAGCTGCTGTTTTACATCCTGATTCACTGCATCTTACACCACCGCCATGTGTTTTACATTTATCAGATTTACTAGCAGCAGCAGTCTTACATCCTGCTTCACTGCATCTTGTACTATGTGTATGGCATTTACCAGATTTATGTACACCTTTCTTACACCCTGGTTCACTACATCTCGAACCACCTCCATGTGTTTGACATTTTTTAGACATATTATATGCACCATTTGTACATCCTGATTCACTGCATCTTACACCTCCTCCATGAGTAATACATTTATCAGATTTATGAAAAGCACCTTTCTTACACCCTGATTCATTACATCTTATACCTCCTCCATGTTTAGTGCATTTTTCAAATTTATGTAAAGCAGCGTTCTTACATCCTGATTCATTACACCTTACACCTCCTCCATGTTTAACACATTTTTCCGTTTTACCAACTGCTGCTTTATCACAATCTGATTCACTGCATCTTACACCCCCTCCATGTTTAACACATTTTTCCGTTTTACCAACTGCTGATTTATCACAATCTGATTCATTACATCTTACACCCCCTCCATGTTTAACACATTTTTCCGTTTTACCAACTGCTGATTTATCACAATCTGATTCATTACATCTTATACCTCCTCCATGTTTAACACATTTTTCCGTTTTACCAACTGCACGTTTATTACATCCTAGTTCAATACATTTATTTTTTATTTTTTGATGTAAATCACAGTATTCAGGATATCTTATACAGAGATTTAAGCAATTGTCATATTTACATGACATTTTACTTATCTATCAAATATTGAATTGTATATTCAATTTTATTTAACAAGTTATTACAAGTTATTATAAGTTCAGATAGAACTCATATATCGTTCTATCCTTTACAAAATCCTTTAGTTGTAGACCTGTTAATCTCATCTTTTCCTTGGCTTCCCTTGTACTTGATAAATGTTTTTTACGCAATTGTTGTTTATCGATCGTATTATCTGTATGGCAAATCGCCAAAATATTGGTTCGTGAATCAAGCTGTATCATCGGATGAATATAGTTTTCTAAAAAAGATCCTTCTTCCGCTTTTGTGACTGTTTCATCATAATGATGTCTATCTGAATATCGTTTTCGCCATGCCATCGTATTATTCGTTGCATGATTCGCCATGTAAGGACCAATAGCATATACTTTTTTGGTATCTGTATAATAAATGTACATTTCGGATGAACCAATAAGATTTGCATATGGATACATATCAAATGCATCCACTACATTTTGTACGCGCTCTGGAGGGTAATAATCGTCATCGTCCATAGCAATAATAATAGGTGCAGTAGCCAATTTATTTAGATAGTTACGCTTTGCACCGATTGTTTGTTTTTCATCGAGATAAATATAACGTACATTTGGAATACCTAAAAAAAGATCTTCTACTTTATCTTGACCGTCGTCTAAAATGATCCATTCCATTTTTTCTTTTGGAAATGTTTGTTGTTTGTAAATTTCAATCAGCGTAGGAATAAACTGACGCCGATTGTATGTAGGTGTTACAATAGAGACTTCCATTCTACCTTTTTTCTTTTTTTTTCGTTTAAGCCTTAAACAACGCCAAACATCCTTCTTTTGTTTTAATGTGCTGCAAGCGAGTGATTTTATTCGGAGAAATCACCTTCCAGTCGAGATTGAGTTCCTCATAATGCTCATCCAGCCAATCATGAATGATTTTTGCTTTTGTCTTCTTTAGTTCTGCCATGAACTTCACTTCCCTGCCCTGCAGCTCTTCATCAATGGAAATGGTTCGTCCATTGACGACCAGGAAATTGCGATCTGCTAAATCGGGGACTCCAAGGACATAACGGAACAGAAGCGCATATACATAATCTCTTTGCTCTTGTTCTGTGGCGGTTTCATAATCATAATGGAATTTCACTTTGTCCCATTGGACTACTTCTGTTTGTGGCCATACTTTACTGGAATGCATTTTTGTCGTAAATGTCTGAATCATGGAATCAAAGATCACAAAGAATGCGGGAACAGAGCGATCGATTCTGTTTCGGATTCCGAGTGGAACTCCTTCAGGCCAGCGATCAGGAATCATTTGTTTTACCGTGAAAGGGATGTAAGGAAAGCCATGTGCTTGTTTCCACTTTGTAATGGATTCAAGGGCGTTGATTTCCTCTCGATCTGAAAAGGGACCTTTGATGACGATTGATTTGTCACCATCCATTGCGAAATAAACATCCGTCTTTGCATTTGATGTAGTTAGTTGGGTGCGGACAACAAAAGTGTACTCTGATTCTAAGGGATCCGAATCCCAATCTAAGGATTCTGAATCCGACATTTCTGATTCTGACTCTGATTCCGACTCTTGGGAATCCTCACTATTCTTTGAATCAGACTCCAATGAGAGCGATTTGAATGATTGTACTAAATCAGGTTTTGGAATCACCATTGGTTTGGGCACCACTGTTTGAAAATGATTTGCATATGCCTTTGGAACAGGGGATGTGGCCATTGGAATAGGGAATGTGGCCACAGCCTTCGGCAAGGGGGACACAGCCTTCGGTTTTAAAATCTTCACAGAGGATTGCACCGTTTCCATCATAACTGGTCTGAAATGGGTATTGTTTTCTCCCAAGATGGGAACTCCATCTTCCCATCGTTTTCTGTCTTCATACAGACGCTTCCACAGAGGATTCACAAACTCCGCTTCATTCTCCACATGCGCCCCCACTGTAGCGAACTCTGTCACAGACTTGCCGCGACCCTTTTTTGTGTGGCGATCTGCGACATAATCATCCACCTCAATCACATCCCCGTCACGATTTTTGTCCCACGATTTATCCAAGGACTTGTCCACTTCAGGAAATGCACCCATTGGAATCACTCCAATTAAATGGAGCAACGGAATAAGCCAACACAAGAAGCCCTCTTTCATGTCCCCAATGTAATTTTTGTACCATCCCATGAAAATGTCGATCATCTTTGCAGTCATGGGGTTGTAGAGTTCCTTGAAAATGAACCAGACGGGCTTTGAGCTTTTGTAGATTTTTGTGGGAAGTTTTTCTTCAGAATGGTGGATTTTGTTTCCATAGTAGGCGGCTAAGATGTGTTTTTCTTTGTAATACTTTTTGAACATTTTGCAATAAAAGGCGAGGTCTCCATCTTGCATCTCTCCCCACGGGATACTGGGATAGGCTTGCTCAAAGGCGAAATCTGTTTTTTGCATGGCACGGACATGTGAGGCAACACGCGCTTTTTTGGATGCACACATGGCAATAATCAGCTCTGCAATCCATTCTTCTTCAATATAGAAGTCACGATCTGTTCCATCCCCATCCATTTTGTCTCGTTCCTTGAAAAGGGCGGTAATATTTTTATGAACAAATTCGAGCATGGAAAGATTCTCCACATCTTCGAGGTAAATAATGAGGAGGCGATGCAGGAAATTGGTTCGAATGGTTTCACCGCGTGCAGGGGCTTCTTTGAATAAATCCATTTCTCCTGCACAAAAGAGCGCTTTTACCGTTTCTCCACGGCGAATATATTTTTGAACACCAGATTTCATTAGATCACATGGAAATCCATTCCATGTGATCTCGTGACGAAAGGCATCCGAAAAAGTCTGCATGACTTAACTTTTTTGATATCAAAAAGATTCTTCAATTTTATTTTTATTGTTTTTCTATTACCGCTGGGTGGGGTGATTGTGGTGTCAATGTTGGCGCAGATGGCTCTGGATTCTTTGGTTCCTTTAAAAGTGATGCAAGTTGTTTTTTCTCATATGATAATGGTTCTCCATTTTGTCTTTTTGCAGGAGTTTTCTCAGAATTTATATACCCATTTGCTGCTTCAAATAATGCTTTTTCATTCTTTTCATTTTTCTTTTCATTCTTTTCATTATTTTTCTTTTCATTCTTTTCATTATTTTCATCCTCGCTATACTTTGTCTCTGTTAACTCTTTGAAATATTCATTTACGTCCTTCATACGCATTACAAACACATCATCGTCTTTTACATTTTCATAATAAGGAAAGGATTTACTCAATGATTCTCTATAGTTTGCAATAACTTCTTTCAATGTATCCAATTCTGTTTTACCCGTCTTTTCATTTTTTTCATTTTTATTGGATGGTTTTAAATAAGATGCTAATCCTGTTACTTTTTCATCTGCATTATATGGATAAAATGGCATTATTCCAAATATCTTTGGAAGAATTCGTATAAAAGGTATTTGAGGCATTTTTTCTCGCTTACGATTAATATACCAATGAGCAATACCCGCACATATATAATATGCCAATAACAACCCAAATGCAGTGTTATTTATATTGCATAATATAATTGTGATCAAGAAAAAGATAATACGAACTGCAGTGGGATATACAATTAGTTCATTTGCAACAAATACGGCTAATGCAATTGATAAAATAGGTACAATTATTAATTTTACATAACGCATTGTAATATCATATGTTGATTCATCAGAACTATCTGAATCTTTTTTTTCTTTTTCTTTTTTTTCTTTTTCTGGATCTGCAGGTTCATAATATTCTTTTAATGTATGCTTTTGCTCCTCAGCATACTTGTTTGCATCATCATCATTTACTGTTTTATAGATGTAATACGTGATTTTGTTCTGTAATTTTTTTAAAAAATCCTGAATTTTACCATCCATTCTATGATTTCATATGAATTAAAATAGTAATTAAAGATTACATCACGTACCTTTTGGTATACCAAACACTAGCCGCTCTTTAGAGCGCGTACCTGTTTAGTGCCATTGGCACTAAACACTAGGCCTGTAATCAAAGATTACAGAGCGTACCCTTCCAGCACAATTGTGCTGGAAGCTAGGCGCTCTTTAGAGCGCGTACTTCAGCCCTCCCATACCGGATGAAACAGTCACCCAATTCAAGCTTTCCACATAAACACCAATTGTATATTGATAAAATGTATTTGCAGGAAGCGGAAATACATTCAAATCCATTTGCAGTGACTTAATACGACTACTATTAATACTTCCTCGTGGTTGCGTTGCAGGAGATGTCAATGAAAACGGATATACTAAAACACCTGTTGTTGGCACCCCCTCTAAATACTTCCATGGCACTATATCTGAAAAATATTGATATGGTTTTTCCTCTTGTAATGGATTGCCATCTCCTAAGATCGTGAGCGTATTCATAATAGATTGTTGCCCATTAAGAATAAATTGACCTGTACTCGAATTCAGATTCACATCGGATGGCCATTCTCCATTATTAGGAATAAATGGAACACTCGTCGGCAGTAACCAGTTCGTAAAGTTATTGGTTTGATTACGATAAATGTAGTCCGATCGTCGTGGTAACAAAATAATCCGTTCAATTGGATTATGGACATCAAGTTCAACAAACTGACGGGCAACAATCGAATCAAACGAATATCGTGTAATCTGTCTCACCAAATACTGTAAACTTTCAGATGAGAATTGTGTACGTTCCTCATCTGTAATATAAACATACGTCATCTGGATGGATGGATTGAGTTCCCATGTATTTAACAATGGAATGGGTGTCCCCACATCTGTCAAAAAATTATTAATCGTCACATCTGAAATATTCGATACTGCACTATAATATATATTCAATGGTTGCAGAGATGTTGGTGAAGGATTATATTGAAATCCAGGTGCAACTTGATTTCCATTGATATCAAGCACACGATAGAGCTCATTAATGGGTCGCAGTGTAATCTGAATCTCACACTCATGATACTGTAGTGAAACCAGCGGAAGTGCCTCAAACGTTGATTCAGAAAACCAGAAAGGCAATGGAACTTGGATTTGACGTCCCGCAATAGAAGGACGATTCACATTAGGAGGTGTAGTTGTACTTTGCCCCGCACCATTATTATTGTATACGAGTGGATATCCTGTACCTGTCGATCCACCTGCATATTGTCCCTTTGCAGGATCATACAGATCAGGAATATCGCCAACAAGTGTCTGCCATTTTTTGTATGCTGTATTTGTATAATCACATTGTGCCTTTGCATAAATATAATCTCCATCATATTCTTGTATTTTTTGTCCACCAATGAAGAATGCAACATTCTGTATAATTTGGCATCCAATGTTATTGACCCATGCAAAGTTATATTGTGATGTTCGTGGAGCAGACTGTGTCAAGTCAATGTATTTGCAGTAAATGTCTGGCAACGTAAATACAAAATAGACATCGCGTACCAAATCTGCAATGCGTTGCATCTTGATTCGAACTTGAATCGGTTGGGAATAAGAGAGTTCTTGAGATCCATCCATAGGAAATGTAATAGATTCCTCCGCAAAATGACTATATTTTTTATAGGTCTTATAAAAATATGTAAAATCAGGATTACCACTGAGGAGAACATTTTGCGCGCCGTATGCGACTAATGCAAAGAGACCACCGCCTGGCATCACTAGTTTTGTAATAGTTAATATATAGATTCTTTACGTTGGTGTTAAGGATAATGTGATTCCACATCTCGGTATACTTTGGCCAATTCTTCGGGCGTTGTTTTATCTGAATACTCCACTTCAATTGCCGATCGTTTCCCAACAACCCATCCTCTGTCCTCTGCTTTATAGATGATCACATCCTCAATGTATTTTTTAGTAATGAATTCATTCACTGCTTCAATAACACCTCCTTCTCCGTGCTCATTGCAGTAATCATCAATAATAATCCATGTACCTGTTTTGATATGTCGTAGAATATAATACATATCTAAAAATGGAATGGGTCTCTCATGACCTCCATCGATAAATACCAAATCAGGGGAATAAGTGGGATGTGTTTTAAAAAACGTCTGTAATGAACAGACTGAATTTCCAGCAATAAGTAAATTTCGTACTGGAAAATAAATATCAAGTAATAATTTTGCACGACGTGTATAGTCAAACCAGAAAATATCAAAACTTGTCACATAAATATCCTCACGAACAGACATCATTATTGCTGCAGATAAACCAACATGAAATCCAGTCTCAAGAACATTTTTTATTTCAGGATGTTCTACTAAAAATGACATCAAAAACTGCTGTTGCGGCGGAGTAATCGAACCAACTCGAGTTGGTAATTTAATAATTTCATTTGTAAAACGAATAAGATTGGTCTTATCAGACATCTTATTTATAAGCAAAAATGAACTTTAAATTAGAATTAATATGAATTTGACCACCATGTATCAGATAAATAGGGAGGTACATCATTCGTTTCAGATGATTCTATTTTTGTTGAGGGTCCTTCATTCATTAAAATCTGAATCTCTGCATAACACAAGGCATAATTAAAATAAATTAACCGACTCATCATACCTTTCATTGCTCCAAATACATTCATTCCACCATCATCTAATGATGGAATGATTGACTGATTCAATGTAATACGACGTTGGCTAAAACAGATGACATTCTGATAATTTTGATAGGCTGTATATCCATCAAATGATAATTTCTTTGATAAATTACCATTAATAAAGACTTCTAATGCATTATCTTTGCAAATAATACATACATGTACCCATTTGCTGAGAGGAATATTCTCAACCTCAATGTAGTTATTCCACGTCTTAAATGTGTTCATATAAACACGTAATGTATTTGTATCAGAACGCAGATAAACACCGGGTGCAAGGAGAGGAAATTGGGACGAGTAGCCTTTGTGAAAGATATGAATTAATCCTTGCTCTTGGCGAAAGGTAGAAGGATCAATCTTAAGATAGAATGAATAGGAGAATTCAATACCTGTGCGTTCATTATCGGATACATTGATTTGTTTACTATCCATTAGAATTGGGTTTTGTGTAATCGTAACCGTTCGACTATCTGTCATATACGTATTTGCAAGTAGCTCAACACGATTAATCGACATACGATTAATATACTTGTAAATAATTTCGCAGAAAAGAAATCCTAAATATACTAAAACAACAAGAATCACTGGGAATATAAATTGTTGCACAATACCGGACTTTTGATTTGATACATTTGATGTATTTGTTCTCGGTTGGTTACTAAATAACTCCATCTAATATTTATAGTATTTATTTATGAAACTGTATCCGTTGATACATTAATACTTATATTTGGAAAGAATGATCCAATCAATCCAGTAAATGAACTAATAGGCATGGGTCCTGCCATATAATTTCTGTATACTTGCTCAGGGTTCAATGCAATATCATACATGGTTGTTGTAGAAATTTGTCCACCAAATCCACCATTCTGTAAAAGATTAGCAGAATGTGTAGTATCTACCTTAAACGGATTTGGCAATACACATGATCGTGATAACTTGCCATCTAGATATACATCCACTGTTTTGCCATTCACTGCAACCGTGATATTAATCCAGCGCTGCAAATTCAATTCAGGGATATCACACAAATGTGAGTTATCCAACAATCCAGAACCTGACTGCAGTGTATTGAATGTTTGATTAAATGTTGCAACATCCAATGAATCAGGGACAGATGTATTTGATACTGCTGCAAGTGATCCATCTGCATTGACTCCAGGTGTCATGGATCCACTTGAACCCGTTGTTCCAGGCGGAACAGATCCCATTCCAGGACTACGCACTGCACCAGGTGTTGCAATACCACCTTCTTTTGTATGGACACGTACCATTAATTTTGGAGTGTTTGCACCCAAATACATACGAAGCGTATCAAAGTTTGCACCACCAATCGATAAAATAGGTTTATTGAATCCTGCGCGATATGACCAGTTTGAAATATAAATCCAGGTTGATACAGAGAATTCACCACCTTCATGCAATGGGGCAATCTGAGTAGATACAAATGTGAGTGCTTTAGCGGGATCACTTTGAGCACTTTGTGTTTTTGTAATAAGGTCATATGAATTGGATGAAGCGGATCCAAATAGGTATTGATATAAATAATACAATGCGAGTAATCCAAAAAAGATGATAAATACAGGGATCACTCTAGCAATAGATGAATTTTGATTACTACCAGATTCCATGATTCTGTCATATACACCGATATTCTTCACTGTCTAATTTCTATGCATAAGGGGTTGACCATTCATACATATTATTTTTAGGTGGTTTTCTAATAGGATCACATGGTAATCCGGGGGGACATTTTGTAAATAATTTAATTGTGGGAAATGATGGGAAAATATAATTATCTTCTACAATATCATTATTCGTATCTACATAGGATACACGCTGACGTTCCACTTCATCAGGTGACATACGAACATTATTGATAATAATGTGAATTGTTTTGCCATATAAATGTTGATGTCCAATAGATAAAGAACTGCTTATTACAGCCGGATAATTCTCGAGACGATCTGATGCAACAATTCGGTTATTATAAATAATATCAAAACGGCGTCCTTCTCGTAAAATGGCAATAAAGATCCATTTTTGTTTTGGAATAGGTGGTAAATCGATCAACTCTATACCGAGTGTTCCACCCTGAGTTGTTTGTACACGAAGACGTGCTGAATCCTCTTCACCTTGTGGTTTATGGCTTATTTCAAGCCACCAATTATTGTCTACCATCATCAAAGGTACAAAATCATTTTTATACGTTGAAGTACGATTTCCAGCCTGTAAATTAAAGAAAGCCATTACCGTAGAACCACCACTTCCAAGTAATGTAGATTGTACTATATCAGGTGTTGCAATGTCTTTTTTTACATTTAATGGTGTAATATCTTGTAATAAATCTTTTCCATCATTTTTAATGTATTTGATGTAGAGATAATATAAGACTGCCGCGATTACTACAAATCCTCCAATAACATACGATGGATGAATCGAATAGGCAGATGCTTGTGAAGATGGTTGTGGAGATGCCTCCATGAATGACATAAATCCTGACATTTATCTAATTATCTATGGATAATTAGATAAATTATATTACAATAGAAGATCATGAATTAAGAAAATTGAGGCATATTATTTTGCATACTAGCAACTGCATTTTCCATTTAATCTGTTGCATTTGTAACACTGAATGCGGGTGTATGGTTCGTTGGTTTAGCTGCTGTTTTAGGTGCAGCACATGACGTTGAGCTGGGAATAGGACCAGCTCCAAATGAGGCTGCCGATGCCATATCAGGTTTTGCAGCACGCATTTCAGGGCTTGTAAGTACACGACCCCATATTTTAAGATTTTGTATTTTTGCAATGTTTAATTCAACGCCTGACGCGGGTGCAATATCTCCTTTTACATCTTTTAATCCCATTGTGAATGTACGTGTTTTCATGAGGCTACCATTGATATACACTTCGAGTGCATTTTGCATCAGAATAATTCCAAGACGGAATGGTTCTTGAATAGGTGCATTTGGTACAATCACAGTTTCCATTTGATTACTTACATTTAATACTGATACAATTAAATCAGTTGTATCTGGTTTTAATGCAACTACCAAATTGTAATTCGATAAGATACTCAAGATAAGATCACCTGTAGGGGCTGAAGCAGGGGTTGCACCTCTGCTAAAGAGGATTCGAGGATGCTGTGAGAATTGCATAGGATTTTGTATGAACATATCCATAATAAGTGAATAATCATAGAATATATTCACAATCGGTAGATCTTCATTTTTGATAGGACCAACGCCTGGATATTGTCCTGATCCATTCCAGAAGAGTACACCATCATCAAAGCCAGGTATCGTTATAATACCGGGGGCACCTGGATGAAAAGCATAGATTGGTGTAACAAAATGATGTATTAACAGGGATATTACAACAACAATAATTATAATTCCAATTACGTATGCAATCATACGACCAATACCACTAGATTCTGAACTGGGCGTATTTGTAAATTGTCTCGTATATCCACTAAGTGTATTAGGTGCTCGGGTAGGTGCAAGCAGTTGAGACGTACCTGTTGATACTCTACTTGTGAAGTCTTGCAGAAAGGATGATATATTTGTACTTGGTCTTTGCGTAAATACAGCCATCTGTACTCTATTATATCTTTTTTGTAAAATGTAATATACCAGCGCCTAATGACAATAGAAATGCACCAGTTAAAAATCCTCTTACAAATGAACGATTATCAATTTGCTCTAAATCATCTTTTGTCCACACGGGAGAACGATCGCGTTGACCTAATCTCTCATAATATCGAATCACTTCTTCCTCTGTCCACTGAGGTTTGTTTACCACTTTATTGACTTTATTATGAATATCAATTGTCCATTTTAATAGATCCTGTCTTGAATCTAGAAAAGGCGTAATCGGTTTCTCTGTAAGATGTTGTTTATAGTGCTCTCTGCAAACAGAACACGGTATTAGAAATGCAAGTGATTCAAAGAACTCTTTTGCACATTTCTTATCAGTATACGTTGGATGTTTCGAATATCCTATAGCAACAATATGCATCGTGTGCCAAAAAAAAGGTCCCCAAACTGTTGGTGGAAGATGCATTCTATTTACTCTATTTGACAATTATACCGATTTTATTTACAACATAAAGAAATAACGTGGAATATTTACTAATATTATGAATGTATCAAACCGGATACGATACTGTACTAATTGTGGGCTACATGGACATGTATTTCGCAGTTGTACAGCACCTGTTACAAGTTATGGAGTCATTGCCATGAAATATCGAGGGGATACATCCGTATCGAGTGATTTGCAATTTCTTCTTATTCAACGTAAAGATTCATTGTCTTTTATTGAATTTATTCGTGGAAAATACCATAGCAATGATGAGGAATACATTTGTAACTTGCTACAGAATATGACGCAATCAGAACAGGCGCGTTTATTACATCATACATTTGAAGAAATCTGGCAGGAGATTTGGGGAAATGTATCGAAGCTACAGTCTCATAAGAATGATTACCGAAAATCAGAAGAACGGTTTTTGATATTACAGCCCATGCTCGTGGATATGATTAAAACATATCCATCGCGATGGACTGAACCTGAATGGGGATTTCCAAAGGGGCGTCGTAATTCATTTGAGAAAGATATTCATTGTGCTGTTCGAGAATTTGTGGAAGAGACGGGATTAAATGAGAATGATTTTGAGGTGATTCATAATACAAAGTCTATTTCTGAAACATATATTGGATCAAATCATGTAAACTATTGTCATAAGTATTATCTTGCGATGTGTAAACCAAATTCACAGGTTCAATTGGATTTTAATAATGTGCATATGACTCGTGAAATTGGAGATATTAAATGGTTCTCATTTGATGATGCATTTGCAAAGATTCGTCCGGATAACGTAGAGAAACGTGAGATTTTGTTAAAAGCTAAGAAAATTATGAGTCAATTCTATTTGGTGGAGGTTTAAAATACAGTGATATAAAATTACGTATATAATAGCATGGCTTCTAATGATAATCTAACACCCGCAAATTGGGGATTATCAAGCAATAATAATTCACCAAAAGCGGCTAAACCTGCTGCTAAACCAAATTCACCTGCTAAACCTGCTGCTAAGCCCACAAAACCTGTAGGTAAACCTAAAGTACAAAAAGCCGCATTTAAAATGCCTTCTTTTGCTAAACCAGCTGCTAAAGTTAATAAAACTGCTAAAGTTGAAAAACCTGCTGTGAGTCGAGCTAAAGTGAATAGAACAGTTAAAGTCGCTCCTAAAGTGCCTAGTCCTAAAGCCCCTCCTAAAACACCTAGTCCTAAAGCCCCTCCTAAAACACCTAGTCCTAAAGCCCCTCCTAAAACACCTAGTCCTGTACGTGCCCCTAGTCCTGTACGTGTGCCTAGTCCTAAAGCACCTGTTACACGTATGCCGAATCCTTCACCCAATTCATCTTCATCTAATTCCATGAATTCAAATATTTTTAGAAATGAAAATCTAGAAGAACCTGTTGCACCTGCTCCTGTAGCTCGTGCACCTAGTCCTGTTGCACGTGTGCCTACTCCTGTTGCACGTGCACCTAGTCCTGTAGCACGTGTGCCCACTCCTGTAGCTCGTGCACCCACTCCTGTAGCACGTATGCCTAATCCTGTACCCAATTCATCTTCATCTAATTCCATGAATTCAAATATTTTTAGAAATGAAAATCTAGAGGAACCAAACGCTCCTCCACCAAAAAAAGTGATTGAAGAGCGTGCTCGTAGCGCAAATATAGCAAATGTAGCAGCTCCTAAATCATATAACATTGTCCCAGAGCCTGTTGAGTCTCCTGAGAAAAAAGTGATTGAAGGAATGGAACGTCCACCTGCTCTTAATGTAACGGGTGAACCTGTATTATTTAGTAATGCTCTACGCAATGCTCGTGACGGTAATATGTATAAAAAAGCAAATGGTACTACCTCTCCCTTTTATCCTACTACAGATTCTATTCGAGAGCGTACACGTATACGAAGAGAGGAAGTAGAACCAGAAGCTGAATTAGAACCAGAATTAGAAGCGGAACCAGAACCAAAAGCTGAATTAGAACCAGAAGCTGAACCAGAACCAGAAGATATGCCAGAAAATGTAGCTGTGCGTGAAAATGTAAATGTGCCTGAACTAGAAAATTCACCTGAACTAGACGCTGCAGCTGATCCTAGTCCAAGTAATAGCGGTGATAATACAGACGATGAAGGTAGTAGTGAAAACAATGAGAGTAATAATGAAAGTGTTGTAGAAAGTGATAATGAAAATGAAAGTCCTGTAGAAAGTAATAATGATTTGGAATTAGAAAACGAAGAGGAAGAAGAGGAAGAGGAAGAGGAAGAGGAAGAGGAAGAAGAGGAAGAAGAGGAAGAAGAGGAAGAGGAGGAAGAGGAGGAAGAAGAGGAGGAAGAAGAAGAACTAAATAATGCAGAACTTGTAGAAAAATATATTGCATTTACAGATGAAGAGATACTTGAACAATGGAATTCAGTCACATCTTTTAAAGAGCGTGATTACATTATGAAGGTATTAAAGGACAGAGATCTATTTCCATCTGCTGCAATGAATGAATGGGATGCAGAAACAGGTGCGTATCCTGATATAAGAGATCCTGAATTCTTACAGAAATTACTTGCAAAACGTGAATTTGCAGATTCACTCCAATCTACATGGAAACCCAGTACCGATCCATGTGAGGATAGTGGTACCTTTGAAGTCACACCTGTTCAGCGCTTTATTTCAAATTTCATGTCACCCAAAACACCTTATATGTCTGCCTTATTGTATCATGGTGTAGGTGTAGGTAAAACCTGTGCAGCTATTCAGATTGCAGAAGCATGGCTCGAATTCTTTCCCAATGACAAAGTAATTATTGTTTCACCTCCCACAATTAAAAAAGGATTTGAGCGTACTATTTTTGACATTACAAAAGTAATCATTGGTGAAGGAAATGAACCAAACAGTGCCTTACAATGCACAGGTGATCTGTACATGAAATTAACCAATACATTATATGAGCGTGATCCAGAGAAAATTAAATCGCGTGTCAATCGCTTTATTAATAAGAAACGCTATAAATTCTTTGGTTATATTGCATTTGGAAATTTTATTTCTGCTCTTATTAAGGCACCTGAAGGAATGTCTGAGAAACGTAAAATCGAATTTATGAAAGAACGAATTCGCAAAGAATTTAGTGGTAAAATGATCATTGTCGATGAAGCACATAATCTTCGCGATGTAGACGGTGATTTAGAGGATGTTGAATTTGAGGCAAAAATGGAAAGAATAGATCCATCCAAAAAATCAGATGCAGAAGGCGGCAAAGCATTAACACCCTATCTGCGCAGAGTATTACAATATTCTGAGGGAATGAAATTCTGTGCTCTTACTGCTACACCCATGTACAATACATATCGTGAAATCATTTTTATGTTTAATCTATTATTAGCAAATGATAAGAAAGCACAGATTACTGCTGCAGATATATTTGAACCAGATGGTACAATGAGCGAAAAAGGAGAAAAACGTATTGCAGATATTTCACGTCATTATGTAAGTTTTATGCGTGGTGAAAATCCACTCTCATTTCCTATTCGTCTTCGCCCTCAACATATTCCTGAATTAGATGAATATCCTGTACTCAACCCTCGTGGTGCAGAAATACCTGACGAAGAGAGAGAATATTATGAACATCTTCCTATTGTTCCAATTGAATTAAAAGGGGATGCATTAGCTGCAACACTTGCAATAACAGATAAACTTAAACCAGGTGCAGATCGTATGGCGCCATTTGATTCAGAAGAACTTGTTCATGCAGGTAATTTTATTGTTCCTGCTACAGATGAAACAGAAGGTACCACAAAAAGACATTATATTGCACGCACCAATAAAGAATCCTTAACTACTGTATTTACACGTGCTAAAGAAAATAAAGAGGTTGTGTATCGAGCAATCAAAAGCGTTGGTGCAAAATGGCTTTCTCGAGAGCAAATCGGAAACTACAGCCCAAAGTTTGAATTTCTGTTAGACCGCCTTCGTCAAGCAGAAGGATGTGTATTTGTATACAGTCGTTTCGTACATGGTGGTGCCATTGCACTTGCACTTACATTAGAAGCAAATGGATACACGCATTATTCTCGTACAAAAGGAATCTTAGGAGATGGCATTCAATCTCCTGGAAGACGTCAATGTGCCATGTGTCCTCAGAAAGAAACGGAGCACAAAGAGTCTCATGAATTTACACCTGCCTATTATGGAATTTTAACAGGTGACACCGATATTTCACCAAATAATGAAGCAACGATTACTGCACAGCGAGCATTTAATAACGCGAATGGATTAAAGATGAAAGTCATTATTGGTTCACAGATTGCGTCAGAAGGTGTTGATTTGCGATTTATTCGTGAGACACATTTAATCGATGCATGGTATCACTTGAACAAAACTGAACAGATTCTGGGTCGTGCCATTCGTTTCCTCTCTCATTGTGCACTTGAGAAGGAAAAACGCAATAATACTGTATATTTATACACCGCTGTCATTCCAGATGATAATCGTGAGACAGCCGATCAGTATAGTTATCGCAAAGGATTCAAGAAAGCTGTTCTTATTGGTAAAGTCACACGCACTATGAAACAATCATCTCTCGATTGCAATCTGAATCATGATGCCATTATTATTGCAGGTCAAGAGGAAGTTAGACAGATTGATTCACAGAGACAGGTTCGTACAGATGTAAATATTAATGATATGCCATTTACAGCTGTATGTGATTGGATTGAATCATGTGATTATAAATGTAATCCAGAAGTGGATGTAAAATCACTTACTAAGGATGATTCTACATATGATGAGTTCTCTGCACGATGGCGTATTCATAAAGTGAAAGAACAGATTAAAGCAATGTTTAAAGTGCAAGCATTTTATCAATCTGAAAACATGATCGATAGTTTTGCAGGTGTTCCGCGTATTGCACTCATAGATGTCATGAATGAAATTATTAATAATAAAACATTTCAAGTAGTACATAATAATCTGAAAGGATATATACGATACTGTAATGGATATTATATTTTTCAACCAAATGTATATTCAGATCTATCCATTCCTCTTGCCATTCGATCGTCACTGTTTCCTATTAAACGTGATATGTTTGTTCCTATACAGTATGAAATAGAAGATATTGTAGAAGATGATGCAGGTATCAATGAATCAATAGATGATATCTGGATTGCCCTTACAGAATGGATTACTCATTTATCTGAAAATCCACAATATATTAAACATCCATTAGAAGTGGAACAATGGATTAATGTATTATGTATAAATGATGATGAAAAACAGACATTACGAACCTTATATTTACAGAGTATTTATATGGTATATTGGTTTTTTATATCCTTTCATAAAGTAGAGAATCCAAATCCTGAATCCTTTCGTAAAGTAATTCTATGTTATTTTTGGGATGAATGGTTGTCTGTTGGTGAACAGAAAGTATTAGCCTATAAAGAATTTGATGATCAAGATATAATAGATAGTATTGAAATATGTATGGAAAATAATGAATATCGCTTTTCTCGTACTACAATTAAACGGTTTTTTAATCCAAATACATCTGCAATTGATTATACAGAACCAAATGGTGCAGATGAATTTAAAGCAGCAGAAGGAGTTCTTATCGATGAGATTATAGATGACAAAGAGGAAGATATACAGGCATTTCAATTAACACCGCAAACAACGGGAGATCCTTATGGATTTATTGTATCTAAAAACAGATCATTTGTATTTAAGACTGCTACTCCACCAAATGAAGGACAGCCACTACCAAGGGGCAAAGAATGTGCAAATGTAAGTACAATGACGGGTCATATCAATCAAATGATTCAACTTGGAGATATTCTTGAAGAAAATGGATATGGTGATTTTGATCTTAATGTTAATGTGATTGTGAAACAGCGTAAAGTTTCAAATTCAAATCGCGCATGTACAATTATTGATTTAACATTACGTTATATGGATGTAGAAGAGGTTGATAATAAACGATGGTTCTTTCGTCCATTACAATCCTATTATATTGGACATAAAGGATTTAATCGACGTACTATTAAATAAAAATTGATAGAACATATACACAAAAGAATATCTAGATAGCAAAATGGAAACTACCATTTTCTTCGAGAAGAAGATCAGCGTAACGCCTAAGGAGCTCAATGAAGTGAAGACCCGTCCAATGGATGAGATTTTATTGGAAAAAGCCAAACATATGGTTGAAAATAAATGCTCAGAGAATGGATTTGTTCTTCCCGGTTCTGTTACACTTATTTCACGATCTGTTGGATATTTTGAAGCAGCTCGCTTTACAGGGGACTCAAACTATTATTTGAAACTTCAGGCG